TCTATTAGACAATGTAACAAAGTGATTATCTGTATATGTGTTAATAGAGCCTTCATCTTGAATATTATTTGGTTGTAGGGGGACATCACTGTTAACCTTAATCATAATAGGTTGTTCGGTGTTTTTCATATCTGTGCTGCTACTACTACTTCCATCAGAACTGCGTGGTGTATCATTGTATGTAGTATATAAATTCGTCTTATGAAATTGAATTGATGGTACATTTATAGTTGTTTGTTCTACGTTAGATATATCTATATTCATAATATGATTATGCGCAGAAAAAATAACGAAGATTCAAACCAAAAAATTGATTTATTCAACAATAATACGAGAACATTAACAATAAAATACAATGCCAACCGCAGTGCCAACCGAAGACCGTGTATATAGGAAGCAAATCCGATTATTTAAAAAGGATTTACGTAATCAAATACTGACTAGTCGTTTTACGACCGCAACGTGGAATGAAAATGAAGCTTATAGGAAAAAACATAGTAATGTCGGGTGTATATATGGTTCCCCTGATCCTATAACTAAATCAATACTGATAGATACGAACCTATTTATATTGGAAATGAATAATGATACAAATAAAATAATAGGAATTGGATTGATACGTAATCACCCGATAAATGGTAAATTAAATGTATACTGTAAAGGTAACTACAATCGTTATACATTTATAGGTAGAATGCGAATAGACCGTAGTGAGATGAATGAAGAAGAAGATTTAGTCATGAAAATATTTGATATATTATGTTTTCGTGGAAATAAACATATGAAACGAGGACAAGGACTAAAGAGTTTTCCGACAGAATTATTATTCATATTAATAAAAAAAGTGGACTTGGTAAAATACATAGGAAATATGTTTAAGGAACGATTATTGAATTTATCTAAAGAAACAAATAAATAGAGCGAATAGTATATAGAAGTTGTATTTATAAGTATATATGATGAATACTACAAAAAAAGAAGAAACACAAAAGAAAAATATGTACGAGGTAAAGAGTTACACTGATCGAGAATTACTTGACGTATTAGACTTAACAAACCCAACAGATCGTGAGTTAGAAGCAAAGATCATTTTTTTAATCAATAAATATCGGAACGTGCAGAATGATTCTGGTGATGAATTGGCGATATTTTTTGAAGACATATATTCCCACTTTTTTGAGACAAGTGATGATGATGAAAGTATTATAGAAGGCATAGATGAATCCGCAGATATAGAAGAACAATCCGAACCGACCAACCCCGAAATGATGGAAAAATTACAATCAGAAAAATATTTGGAGACAAGTCAAACAAAAATGGATAAAGTAATGAATTACACAAAAGATTTAGAATACGCAAAGGGAAACTTAAACCCTCTATTACAACAAACAGTAAAACGTGTGGTAACGATAGACAGTCAATATAGACAAGACAAACGTAGTGCTCCTACTGATTTTACTTTGAACTTATCAGAACCATTAAAAGATGTAGTATCCATGAAGCTGTACTCGGTAGAAATACCCTATGTTTGGTGGACAATAAATTCTAGTTTTGGTAGTAATTTCTTTATATTAAAAGGGAATGTTCCGGGAATAGACAATGGTAATCATGATTACCAGGTAGGAATAACACCAGGTAATTATAGTCCAAGTGAACTGTCTGAGTCGATTAATGAAAATATAGCCTTACTCAAAACTACCTATACGGACGTAGACTTTGGAACAACCGGAATGGAATATAACAAATATAGTTCATTAATTACAACGAACACTGAGATCTACAAACAATATAACGAAGCCAGTTATCGTTTAAATTTTCCTGGGTGGACTACAACCGAATTGCTACCGCAAGATGATGAATATTACACAGAACGAACTAGTAGTATCCCAAGTTTCTTGGGGTTTAAAGAGAGTTTATACGAGTTTATTAAAGTAGATGGTGCGAATGATTTGCCGTTGTCATCTTCGTCGGACACATTTAGGTATATGATTACAAGTGCGAATAATTCATTTACAGTAGAAAAATTTGCTAGAGTTCCAGGTAGTACTGCGGAAATCATCGATTCAACAATATTAGTAACATTATCATTGACAACCGGAATAGCCTATACGCGTACCGCTATTTATAACAATTTAAACAAAGTGATAACCGAAAATCAATATTTAAATGACGAATCAAACATACAAAGAATAGATAAGGAATCAAACTCTTACTTCAAATTATCTATAAAGCCAAATCGTTTTACAACAAACAATATACCTAATTCTAAAATACGCATAATATTTCTAACTGAAACAATTAGCGAAGAAACCCCTCAATACATTTGGACTGGTGCTTCATCGTGCTTTAAATTCATTAATAAAGAAACCATATTAAATGATATATTATCTGAAGTATCTCCTATGGTTCAGCAAACCGACCAATTTTCAGTGACAACATCCCCTTATATTTACTTGAAAAATATAGAGCCTGGCTATGATGTTAGTAATAATGATTATCGTATCAATATACCGAATTCAGATACGGTGTATAATGTAAATACCTATATTCAAGAAATAAACAGTCGTATAACAGAGGTAAGTAATGGAGAGCTGTTAAGTTCAACGAATGCTTACTTAGACCTTTCAGGGCGTTTTCATATACAATTTGATATTTTGCGAACTATTACAACGGGCAAATATAAAATAGATTTTTCCAATACTATATTTCAAACATTAATGAGATTGAACGAAACGTATGAATTAGACGAAGGAATAAACATTATAGACACAAGTTTTGGATATCTGAATAGTTATGTAATGCCGAGTAATAAATTACTATCGGTTACAGCAAAAACGAACGACAACTATGTAGGAAGTGATCTAAGCTATACATTCTATTCAACTAATACTAGTGGCGTAATAGGTAGTGGTGTGCTATTCAACGAAATAAACGATTTTTTCACAAACTTTAAAGACGCGACAGACCAGTATATATTTTCGGGGTCGTATTTAGATATAAATGTTACAGATGACGGTGTAGTAGAAGCAAGTTTGAAATTGAATATAAACAAACAATTGAGTGAAGGCACATACTCAGTTCAATTCTTAGAAGATATAAGTTATGCAATTACAAATCCCATTTTTCAATTAGAACAAGGAGATAGCATAGAGATTGGAGGCGAGACAGTTCCATACGTGAAATATGATAGTGAAACTGATAATACGTTGTTAGTGAATGACGAAGAAAGTTTTAATATAGGTATTTTACGTAACAAGGGATTTTTGGGGGCATCTACATTGACTGCGGTAACTGACGATGCGATGGAATATACTATAAATATACAGAATACAACCTCGTATGTAATAGATTCATCGTATTTGATGTATATTTCAGTCGCAACCCCTGATACAATTAACCCAGATTATGGACGTTCTGCATTATATAATTCGTCAATTCCATATGGTTACTTGATACCTGCGCCGACCGATTTGTCATATGATAGTTTGGCTGGATTACAAACAGGAATCAATAATGAATTACAGCGGTTTCCAGATTTAGCTGGAAGTAATGTAGAAATTATAGAAAATGTGGATGGAATAACCGCAATAGTAAAATTATCATTAGTAATACGCCAAAAATATTACCTTAATAGTTGGAATAAACACGTAAACATAGATAATGCCATGATAGATAATGAATTTCCATTACTAAACAGTCCAATCTCATCTGTATACGATGTGAACCGTCAATTTACCGATTTATCATTTTCTGATATAGACGAAGATGGAAATACGGTTTTAGGTATTAATAGTAACAGTTATATCTTACAAAATTTAATTACATTGACCGACGAAATAAACAAAATCGAATTAATTGCGTATGAAGAAGGTGTAGTTGCGCCCGAAAATAATATAATTATAGAACTACCTATAAAATCGGGAAATAATGATATACGATATACGCGAGATACATTGTTGTCTTCTATTAATAATGCGTTTTCTGGAACAGTTGCTTCAGAGTCGTCAATTACAATAATAACCATAGAAGGTGTTGAATATGTAAATTTACGCATAACAATTAATAAAGAATATCGTGCGAAAGATTACAGATTGTCATTTTTTGACCCATATAGTTTTGTAAAATGTTATCAAGGAGTTAGTAGTGTTCGGAATACAACTTGGGACAGCACATTGGGATGGATATTAGGTTATCGTGAGTTTACTGTATATAATTTGTCTAATTATGAAAACGCGGATGGTTCATCTGTAATCAGTATAACTGCGGATACTGGAATCAGTACAGAATTATTTAATTATTTTATGTTGTGTATCGATGATTATAATCAAAGTCATCTAAACGATGGACTAGTAACAATTACATCTCGCGATACCGAAACTTCATTGCCGTCATACGCTCTGCGAACTAATTTTATATGTGATCCTGCAACTGGCGAAAAAGTATACAATACACAATCACGAAACGATAACAATAAATTAACTGAGAAGCAAATCCAATCATTGGTGTCAAAAGCAAATGCTACCTCGTCTGAAAATAATTTAACTACGGGTAATGTAAACTCAAAGATATATGGTTCTACCCCGTTCGTAAGCGATGTTTTTGGTGTAATACCTCTCAAGTTGAGTGGTAAGAACAATGGTGAAACAATTGTAGAGTTTGGAGGAACATTACAAAATCAAGAACGTCAATATTTTGGACCTGTAAACATACAGCGAATGAGCGTAAAACTTGTGAGTGATCGTGGAAATGTGGTTGATTTCAACAATGCGAATTGGTCATTTTCATTAATCTGCGAACAGTTATATAAACCGCAACCGATATAAGTATAATCAACAAGTAAATATTTGTAATGATATACAAATGAACGATTCGGAAAACGGAAATAAAATAATAAGGATGTTAGATACAGTCGGATTTATGGGCCCATTTATACTATTCGGTATTGGCGTATGGCAATTGTGGGGAAATCGTGGATTTTGGTGTGCGTATTTAGTTGTATTTGTGATGAATTCTTTCATTAACAAAATAGCAAAGGTAATTATAAAACAACCACGCCCCCAAGATGGAGAAAGTATAATGAATGAGAATTATTCGGGTGCCGAACTGTATGGGATGCCGTCGGGACACGCTCAGTCAGTATTTTCATCGCTAACGTTTTTATATTTAGTCAAAGAATCACCAGCGTGGTTATTAGGTGAATTATTTATTGCTGGTTTAACTGTATATCAACGTTGGAAATACAGACGTCATACGATGGAACAATTAGGTGTAGGTGCGTTATTGGGTGTTGTTGTAGCATATGGTGGTTATTATATGACAAAACAATATTTACAAGAAAATACACTTATCAAATATGAGGAATTATAACGAGCGTGTATTGAAATACAAAATATCGCGTGTATGTATATAGGGTTAAAAATGTCTCAAAGTGATTATTTAAAATATAAACATGTGGCTACTCGTCTTCGTGTGGATAATGATACTACCAACCAACCTCCAGTATTTGCGTCGTCCACATTAACACAGAATCAACAATATGCTCTTTCAAATAGTATAGCAAATACAAAACTAAGATATAATCAATTAGTTCCTTCTGGGCGTCAACCCGTATTTTCTATGGAGAAGACTGTAACTAATTGTCCTACATTCCCTGTATGTAAGGATACAAATACGCGAACAAATCGTGTTCCTATGACGTGTAGAGCAGACCCTTCGGTCCCTACACCTGAGCCATTGAATATTTGGAATCGTGGTTGGGATAGCACCGTAAACGCAAGCGCAAATCTGAAAAACGAATGCAAATGTTCTTTACATTCAAACTCGAATAGTTGTAGCTGTAAATTAGGTTCCTTTGGTATCGTGCGTTAAAAATACATTTAATAAATTCATTATGTTATGAAATGTA